GACGGGAGTGGCCCCCCAGGCCCCACCCCTTGATCACTCAAGGGGATTTCCCTGGGGGGGAGTCCACGGGGTTGCTAGTCCCGGGGACTCGGGGTGGGACTTAACCTACCCTCGACCAGAGGGTGACCTCTGCCTCTTTGAGAAACCAGCCGGAAGCTGGTAACCAAGGAGGTCAGAGGCCACCTTTTGGACGGTGGCGGCAAACCTCCCCTGGAGGACCATCCGCAGATCCTTCACAGGAACTGCGAACGCCTTCTCATTTAGGGGAATACAGAGGGCTCTCGTAAGGGAGTCATCCGGATCCTCTAGATGAAGGCGATAGTCCTTCAGGGCCCTGATGTACATCTCCTCTACCTGGCCATAACAGCCAAGGAAGGGAAGAGCATAAATCAGGGAGAAGCCGTCCTCGGCAAAGCGGTGATCCGACCCAGTAAACCGTTCCACAAGGTCGACAGCTAGTCGACCTAGGTCCAGTTTCGGGTTAGAAAGAGAGTCTGCGAACATAAGTTCGACGGCCTTGCGGATGACGAGTTTAGCATTCTCGTCAGCCGTCCGGCCGGCTACTCGAAGACAGGCAGACTGACCCCCAAGGAGTTTCGAAAGAAACTCTTCGGCAGTCAGAGAGCCGTTCGAGAACCGAACTGATAGTTCAATATCAGTAGCCTGAGCTAGTACCCGACGCTGGTCAGCGCGGGAATGGCCCAGGTACCGATATAGACTCTCCACCGCACCAGGGATCCCACACTTTGGGACAAGGTCCCTTCTCTCCTCGCCGACCAGCGCAGATACCACAAGAGGAATACTCTTGTACGTATCTACGACGGCGGAGAGGGGGAAAGGGGTGATTTCCTCCCCCTTGTGGATATATCTCTTTGCAAATTCCAGGGTGTCGCGAGACACCAGGGTCTTTTCAATAGAGACCTCCACTCCAAGGGAGTAAATCCTTGACCGATAAGCGGCGGCTAGCCGGGAATCACCGATTAGCACGTCATCACCTAGGATAACATACTGAGCGGTCTTCCAGGAGATACCGAGCTCCTCACAGCAGTCAAACACCACAAAGTGGTGGGCGACCGCGAAAGAAGCCCATGAGGAATAAGCCCCCATCGGGTTACCAGCACGGTAGGATACCTTTCCTTTGACTGAGTCAAAGGGGTAACCCACCATGATGTTTGCCCAATGGGAGACAAACTCCTTGGTAAATCCGCCCTCGAGGACTTCTCGAATAAGAGTCATCGGGAACCTATCTGTCGCATCTTTAAGATCGATAGAGAAGTACTCGACAGACTTCCACTTCGAGACCTTCTCGAGGAAGGACCCTTGGTCGAATGTCACATCCTGCGGAATCTTCTTCAGCACCCCGAAAAGGAAGAAGTGCAGAGGACGGAGACAAGTCTGGGACCAATAGTCCAGAGTTGCCACTGTCCTCGGCTTCTCCTTATCGGAGATGCTGATCAGCCTCCTGAAGCGTTCACCCTTAACAGGGAAGAAACGCCCAAGGGGCTTAAGATTACGGAGAAGGACCTCCATGTTACCATGGAGTTCCGACCCACCAACCACCCGAATGGACTCAACCAGCGACCCTGGTAGGGCCGCTAGGTCAGCGAGAGCTGACCACATGGCGGGGCCATTCGGACCGGATTTGGTCGAGATGTGATACTTCATCCACCTAGAACGATCAAGGTCCTTAGCGGGTCCTGGTAGGCCAAAGCCTAGTAGCTTCCAGAATCTCCGAACATTCTTTACCCACCCTGAGTAAGGAAACCCATAGGGTTCACTCACAATCGAGTGGATGTTCAGGGACGCTGGATACACTAGACACCGCGTCGTAATAAGAGCTGTTAGCACTGCTCGAAGAATATTCCTCGAGTTAGCTGTTTTCAGGTCTGTTCCTGGCGCGTGCCTACCAAGATACCCGCGGACCTTGCGCCGCCACCGTCTATTTTCACGGGGATGGTCAGCAGTGGCAATCCACTGGAGGAATGAAAACCTCGCCCTCTTAACAAAGGGGACTACGGCTTCAACTCCTCTGGCGAAGAGCACACGCTCGACCCTCCCGAGAAAATATTCGAGAGTACGGTCAAGCCCACCGGTGGAGGGAGTAAAGTACTCGCTCCGCGCCCAGTTCACTAGCCGGCGAACCAGGCTCCAACGCGAAGTAAGTGTAGGCTTGAAATTGCGAGATTTCAGTTTACGCTGCTTGCGGGAGAAGTTCGTCATGGTTGGTGAATGAGTGGGCACTAGTCTGCTCCTGTTTTTGCAGGGGCCGTCATAACCAAGGCGGCTCCTCACCAAGAATGGACTAGTGGGGATCCCAAAATTGAGCCCCCGATACTAGCTCGGTAAGGTTCCCCTACAGGAAACCACTCAAGAGAGGGAGGACTATTATGTTCCGACCACTGATGCAGGTTCAGACCGTGAGGTCGTCTCCCAGCTCTGCAAACGCAGTACCCGGGCCTGATGATTTCAGTACCAGTGGCTTTGACCATAATAGGCCAGCCTCAATTGAGTGGGCCCATGGACCTAAACTATTAGACTGAAGCCCGAAAGCCGTCTATAACTTTCCCAAGGTTATAGTAAGCGGAAAGGGTGAGTTATGTCACCTGCGCCCGCGCCGGTACAGACTCCAGCCCAATAGCATGGATACCATGGGGGGGTCCTGTAGGGCCACACGTTGCGTCCCCAATTCTTGATCATCTTCGTCGGACAATTATATTCGTTCACACGGCCGCACGGGGCGGCC